ATATGAACCTAAGAACCAAAGATACACGCAACCACATTGAGCGCCAAATGGCAAAGCTCGGTTTAGATGTTGGGCGTATCGTACCGAATCAATTCGCAAGCTCACAAATGGCAGACAATGGCACTACTACAGGATAAATTACTATTTACAAAGGCCGACATTGCAAAGGCGAGAGAGATTAGCGCTAACATTACAGAGGCGAAAATTGAGCCATATATCAGAGAGACGCAAAGCCTCTCAGTTAGAACCTTCCTCGGCGATCAACTTTACCTATTACTATTAAACGATTACACGGTCTTAAGTAATACATTCGCATCGCAGCGCTTTACAGACCTGTGGTTTGGCTCAGACTATACTAATAGCAATGGCGTAACCGTGAGACAAAACGGCCTTAAAATAGCAGCTATATATTTCTGTTATGGTCAATTTATATTGCAACAGAATACGAATGTTGGCAGATATGGAGTAGGCAGTCTGAATCAAATAGATACAGAGACCTCAGGAACATCAACCGTAAGAACTAAAAAGAATCAATCCGACTCAATAGCCCTAAACTATCAAGCGGCTGTAGGTTTGTTCTTAAATGATAAGGCCACCACATACCCAGAGTGGCAAACCAAGACCACCACAGGCCAGAAAATAGCTGCGCCATTCTTCAAAGTTTAAAATATTTATTAATTTGTTTGGTTAGTTCAATAATGTTAGTTAGGTTTGTAATGAATCTAACTAATATTATTATGAGAAATTATAAAATATCAAAGAATTTATTAGAGGCTGTTCTTGAGGTTGTTTACCATAAAGGACGATGTGAGCATTTACATTCAATCAATTCTAATTATGAAAAAGATGCAATACAAAAAGCCATGCAAATAATACAAGAACAACAATTTATATATGAGGATTAATATAAAAATACCTGACGACATTCATACAGCCCTCAAGGTTAGGGCTGCTAGTGAATCTATTACTTTACAACAATTAATTATTAACATTTTAACCAAACAAAAATGACTTTTTTACCAAACGATTACCAAGCACCAAAGCCAAGCTCTGGCGGCTATACCAAATGCCTTAAGGGCGAAACCGTTCTTAGATTTTTAGGCGATCCCATAGTGGGCTATGAATGGTGGGAATCCATGCACGGCACAGAAAAGCCTGTAAGGGTTAGCAACTTTGATGAGATCAGAGACGCCCAAGCCACACAAAAAGCCAAACATTTTTGGGCGTGCGCTGTGTGGAATTACGAGGCTAACTCGGTCCAGATATGGCAGATAAACCAACGCACTATTCAAGAGGCAATAATGAATTTAATTAATGATGCAGATTGGGGCGACCCTCGCGAGTATGACCTTAAAATAACGCGCACAGGGGACGCACTAGAGACCAAGTACACAGTAAGCCCAAAGCCAAAAAAGGAGCTGCCAGAGGCTGCTAAATTTGAGTTTGAATTGATGAATATCAAGCTAGAAAAGTTACTCACAGGCGAAGACCCATTCGAATCATGAGTACGCAAAACGGAGAACCAGACATAGGCCCAACCTTCGAGGAATTTTGGGAGCTATACGATAAGAAAATCGAGCGCAAGAAGTGCCTAAAAGCATGGCAAAAGCTTGACCCAATGACGCGGCAAGAATGTATACTCCATGTAGTTAACTATGTGGAGTCTACACCAGATAAAAGATACCGCAAAAATCCATTTACTTATTTATTTAACGAGTCGTATTATGACGAAATTATCCAGACAAGAAAATCAAGGCATCGGGCTGCCTTTGAACACATCATTAACCACTATTCTCAATGAGTGTGAACAGGTGGAGAGAGTTCAAACGGCTGTTAGCGCTGCTATGTATGGGGTTTGTAATCTATATAATGACGTTGATCCTCAAGCGCTCACGCAAATGATGGATGCCTTTTATAGGGAGTTTAAATACGAACCGCTCTCAGTTTTTATAGACGTGATAAACGACTTTAAAACAGGCAAAGTCAAGGTATTTGGGAGGATAACACCGAACCAGATACGCGAGTCGATCATGGATAAGTTGGATAAAATAGCAAGGGAGCGAGAAGATGCTCACTTGGACAGGAAGGGGGACGCGGGAGACCGCTCCACCCTTACTTTACGTGAAGCTCTGGCAAAGGTAACTACTCAGAAATGATAAACAGCAGAGCAAAGGGTCACGCCTATGAGCTACAGATAGTTAACAGGCTAAAGGAGCTAGGCTATGACGCTGTGACTAGCAGATCAGAGAGTAAAAATATGGATAATTTAGGCGTTGATATCATAGACAATACTGATTTTTACATCCAATGCAAGGCCGTTGAGAAATTAAAGCCTAGCTTACATGACATCTTAAAGAGGATGCCAACGGAAAAAATACCTGTTGTGTTTCATAAACGAAATAACAAGGGTACGATTGTAGCACTTTCATTAGAACACTTTGAGCAATTACTATTACAAACCCGCGATTAATCCTTTTGAAACCTACGAACTAGCACGCAAAGAGCTACTAGAAAAGAGGATAAAAAAAGAGAACTATATTACATTTCTAAAACGATTAAAATACTATGAACGTAGACGAAGCGCTGAAGCTATTGGAGGCAAAAGTTGAGGAGGATATCCACGAATTAACGCCCAAAGATAGGCTACTATTCTGGGCGAACTTGCTCGAGTTTAACAAAGCAAAAATTCAAAGAATTCCATTTGAGCCTGTATTAGATGGCTCAGCTAAAATAATTATTGAATATGAGAACAATACGACTACAGCATACAAGGATATTCCAGAGCCTTTGGACAAGCCAAAAGAGGATTAATTGTTTTCGTGGTGGTGCTAGGTCTTCAAAGACCTGGAGCATACTACAGGCTATAGCTATTTGGCAATGCTCGGGATATTTCGGACAACAGCATATACCTACAGGCGTTTGTTCTATTGTTCGCGAGACCCTCCCTAGCCTTCGTGCAAGTAGTTATAAGGACTATCTTTCGATTCTTCATGAAATGGAGATGTACTACAATATAGATCACCGAAAAACTATGCTCGAGCTAGAGTATGAAAAAAGGATCGTTCAGTTTTTTAGTACGGACGACCTAAATTCAGCTAAGCTGAGAGGCCGACAAAATACAATATTTTATATTAATGAGGCAAATAGTGGAATACCTTTTGAATCATTCAACCAGATGATCATGAGATGTACACATTTTGCTATCTTGGATTACAACCCAAGCGGCGTCGATAATTGGGTCAAAACATACCTTGAGGATGACCGAATGCATTGGCCAGATCAAGACGTCAAACTAGATGTCAGCACCTATAAAGATAATCCTTATATACCCAATGAGATGGTCAAGGAAATAGAGGGACTTAAGAAAACAGATATCGACCTATATAACGTATATACGTTGGGTCAATGGGTACAATCCAGAAATTTAGTCTTTGATCAGATACATATTTGTAACTATATACCAGAAGGGAAGGTTTTTTACGGCATTGATTTTGGCTATAATGACCCTACGGTATGCGTAAAAGTTACCAAGGTAGACCAAGCCATATATATAGAACAGATATTTTTTAAAACTAAAATGCTATTGAGAGACATAGCCGAAGAATTGCACGCTTTAGGAGTGCATAAGGTATACGCTGACAATGAACCGAGAACTATTAAGGAGCTAAGAAATAGAGGCATAAGAATAAAGCCCGCGAAAAAGGGTAAAGACTCAATAAGACAGGGGCTAGGATTTATCAGAACGCACCAGATATTTATACATGAGGAGGCACTAGAAACGATTAAAGAATTTAGGGAGTACAAATACAAGCTAGATGACCAGAACAACCCTACAGATATTCCCCTCGATTTTCAAAACCACAGCGTCGATGCTTGTAGATACGCGCTAAGCTATGCATTAAGGGGGGCAATTACGATAAGATGAAAAAATTTAAAATATACCACGATGATGATATTATCGGCGGTCAGATACCAGACTCATGGGAGGAGATAACAGTCAAACAATGGGCCGCAATGAGACCAAATAGCGAGCCGATTGAGCTACTAAGTATATTCTCAAATATAGACCTATCACACCTTGAGAATACAAGGGCAGATTTAAGCCCTATAATTGAGCATATATACGAAAAGCTAATTTTGAACGGCATGAATGAGCTAGATCATAGGCCCAGAAAAGACCTATCTATACTAGGTCATCAAATCAAATTTCCCAAAGACTTAAACTTTGAGCGATATGGTCAAAAATTTATGCTTAAAAAGCTAACACAGGAAAAAGATGATATGCGCGAGATAGTGGCCGACGCTCTGGCGATCTATGCGCAACCCTTAATTGACGGTAAGTTTGACGGCCATAAGTTAGAACCTATAAAAAAAGCCATTGAATCGCTGCCTATTGTGCTAGCTTGGCCATGGTGCGTTTTTTTTTTGAGGAGCTTAAACGCATTGAAGACGACATTGTCAATAGATTGGCAGCCGTCCCAATGACAGCGGAGCAAACAAAAATGAACAGCTTTTTTGAGATGGCGGGATCAAAGCGATTGGAAAAATGGGGCGACTTTGTGCTAATAGATCAGCTTTGCAAAACTTATCCACAATATACGCACGATGATATATGGGAAATGGAGGTCATTTTTGTTAATAATTTAATTTTGTTGAATCGAGAATCGGGGTACGTTAACTCTAAAACTCAAGAAATCCAAAGAAAATGAATAGTATTTCAATAATTGTGTTACTAGTCGCGTTTATATTCGGCTTTTTTTTCTGTATCTTTACAGCATTATTCTTTATAATACTATCGAAATATGAACATCATCGCCACAACCCTAAAAAGCATAATAGAGGCACAGGGCTTGACGTACTTAAGGGCAGCAAATCCGAGTGATTTAAATGAGCTAGTAGGGAACTACGATTTAAGCGCGGGCGTGGGTGTATATGCCAACCTACCAACGGTTGATAATATTACCTATTCCCAGACCAACAACGTATTAATGGAGTATGGCGTTGAAGTTTACTACTTAAAATTAAGCACAGGAACAGACGACACAGCCACACAAATCGACGTAATATTAGACGCTTTAAAGCCTAAAGTTGATGGCATGATAGACAAGCTAAACGCCTCCAATATCATCGCTCTAAGCTCATTTATAGACGGCTACGAACTAGAGGCGATCGAATCCATAAACATAACGAGCGAGGTGTTATCTGGATGGAAGCTATCATTTGTTTTACCTATATTCCGCGATACCTTTGAGTGCGCTTGATTTCAATAACGCTTATAGGGAATTTCTTAACGATGTTAAGGACAATCTAATTGCACAGCTTAAAAGCCAAGGGCGAGACGCTACAGGATACGCCGCCAATTCATTGAGAGTAGTGTCAAATCAGAAGCTAGAGGCTGAGCTAAGGGGACCAAAGTACCTCCAATACTTACAAACAGGCGTAGGCGCACAGCCTAAATCTATAGGTACTAAGTTTATCAACAACTTAATCAGATGGATTACAGCTAAACCAGACGTACAGCCAAACCCAAAGCAAACAATCAAACAGCTAGCCTTTGCCATTGGTAAAAGCATAGTAAAAAACGGTACTAAAATCAAGCAAGGCCAGAAGGGAATCAGCATAAGCCAAGCAATAAAGGAATCAAGGACTAAATTAATGAAGGAGATGGGCCAGAAAATGCGCATAGATTTCACTAATGGTTTAAAAGTAAAGCGGAGATAATGGCACTAACTATAACAAGCGAACCTATCAGAACCATTGACGGAGTAACAAGCAACGCCAATGCGTCACGCTCTCAGATACCTTTTATCCTGACCACCACAGAACAGGCAAACCCTAATTTTAAGATCAATATTATAATTAGGAATGCAGATAATACAGCTAATTTAATAGCGACTACCTTTAAATATAGCCCAAAAGATGACGGCACTTTATTTTTGGATGTTAGCCAGATACTCACAGAATACCTCGAAAAGAATGGTTTGGTATCTGTAGAATTTAAACTAAGATATTTTCAAAGTTGGACAGGATTTACCGCGTCAAGTTCTGACTCAGTAAATAGCTATTTTGCAATATATGCCCAGAAACAGATATATAGTTCTGGCGGTGCTAACCTTTATAATCATGTATTAAGCACTACAGGACTAAACACAGCATTGACAAAGTGGATTGAGCCGCGAATTTACTCTAATTTTAAAAGGACTATAGGCATTTTATACCCTACATCTGAGGGCGCTATATTAACTATCAAATATTTAGACATAAATAAAGGCGTAATTAGTACGCTATCAAGCGCGGGAATACCTAACACCACAGGCGTGCAAAACCTAGACCTTCAAAACTATACTACAGCTATTCCGTTAAATTGTCATTGGATTAGTGCATCGTTTACAACGCCAAGCGGTAAGAGTTTAAATACGGTATATTATAAGGTCACTAAGGATTGCTCTAATCCTATTTTTGTGGAGTACCTCAACAGCTTAGGCGCATATGAGCAATATATATTTGACATCAAACAGGAGGTCCAAGTCGCTAGCTCCACAGGGATAGCCTCCTCGCGGGCTGTAAATGAGGATTATGCAAGCGCTAGGGTTACTAATATAAGGGTATCTAACGATTGGGTGCAACAACTGATATGTCAAACCGATCAGCTAAGCAATGATGACTTATTAGCTATATCAGAAATAAAGCGAAGCACATCAGTGCGCGTATTATTAACGCGTGACGGATCGCAATTTGTCCAAGTGGTGGCCTCTAATAATCTAAGTGATATGTACAGCACGGATAACGCTAATAATGGCTTTACTTTACAA